TGCGGCGTGGGAATTGCCTGTCGCACTTCATGTGATGGGGTCGTTTGACCAGCTTGGAGCCGCACCGACGATAACATCGTCGTTGTTTGGGTCGCGGGCCGCCTACGTCGTTCAGCATTACGCCACGCTGTACTATCCAGACCAAGTGCTCGCTCTGGATTACGCCTCCCCACTAACTGGGAGCCAAAGCGACACAGCAGTCGGCACAATGGAGGCTGGCTACGGCACAACTCTGCTGGGCTTCCGAACCGTTTACCTTGCATTTGAAAGCAGCGCAAAAGCCGCCTTATGGCTAGACATCGGTGTGCGTCCGGTAGTGACCGCATCGCTGACTGCTGCTGCTAGGTTCAAGGCCGACTTTGTTTCTCCTTCCAACTACACCGATCCTGAAACCGGAGAGAGCTATTACAACGGCCTAAATATGTGGGCCAACCTTACGGTTCGCACGCAATTTGCTTCAACACCTGTTGCACAGGCGACGTTAACTGCGGCGCTAACTGTTGGCGTCAAATTTGCTATGTCCGCCTACGGGCAAGCAACTCTTACAGCCGCGTTTTCGGCTGCAAGCGTTGGCGTAAGCGCAATCACATTGGCTGCGGCGACAGCAAGCATTTCCGCTACGCTTCCGTTGGTTGGTTCTGCTGCCATCACAATGGCCGGCCTTACAGCCTCTGCAAGTGGCACAGGAATTGCCGCTTTAGGCGGCACAGCCTCAATCACGCTTGGCAGCCTTACAACCACGGCAACAGGCGCAAACGCGCTTGTAAGCAGCCTGAGCAAGACCCTTGGCGTTCTGACAGCCGCAAGTCAGGGACAAGTCAGCGTTGCCGCTGCAGCAACCATTTCACTTGCGACGCTGACCAGTTCAAGCGCATCGCAATTGGCACTTGCCGCAGCAAGCTCCAACACACTTGGCACGCTCACTGTCTCTGCGTTTGGTCTGAAAGGAATTTCTGGGTCGCTTACTAAAACGCTTGGGGCACTAACTATTGTTAGCGCCGGCGGCACACTCAACCAGCTTGGCTTTGTCACCATGTATGTATCGGTTGGCACACTGAGCATGAACGCAACTTCGGGTGAGATTCAAATGGCCGTAAGCACATGAGCACTGTCAACATGACCAACACGCACAAGCAAGCAATTGACGCTGCGGAAGAATTGTGCCGAAGGTTTGAAGGCGTAAGTTTGGTTCCGTACCTATGTCCGGCTGGTGTTCCAACGCAGGGTTTTGGGACCACTTGCAGGCCAGATGGCACGCCAATTGAGCTTGGTGATCCACCAATTACGCTTGAAATTGCGGAAACGTGGTTACGTCACGAATTGGATGAAAAAGCTGTGGCCGTTGTAAAAGCGTGTCCCTCGTTAGGCGACGCAGGAAATGAGAGGCGTCTTGCGGCGTGCATTTCTTTTGCTTACAACCTTGGCACCGGAGCGTTTCGCAGCAGCACATTGTGCAAGCGGCTTAATTCCGGCGACATCGAAAGCGCCCGCGCCGAAATGCAAAAGTGGGTCTGGGCAAAAGGCGTCAAGCTGGCCGGTTTAGAGCGCCGCAGAAAGACGGAAGCGGCGATGTTGTAACGACTGTGATATTGCACGCAGTCAAACAAGAAAAGCTTGTCCGTAGCGTTGCACGCAACCAAATGCAGGGTTAGAAGAAAGCCTGTGCGATAAGGCGCGTCAGAGCTGCAGAGAAATATGGACATTCCAACAAGTGTGGTCGGATTTCTTGGAATGGCCTTTGGAGGCATTTCCGTCTGGGTTCAGCTTAACAGCCGAATCACGCGGCTTGAGGTGGAGATCAAGCATTCTGACAAGCAATACGCGCAAATCCTCGAAAGACTAAAGTCAATCGAGGATAAATTGGACCATAAGCAAGATCGGCCCCCGGCAGGCTGACATCAAATGCCAACGGTGAAGCTTGACCCAGCCGCTTACGTCGAAGTCACCGCCTACCTTGAGCGCTTCAGCGGGAACATTCAGCGAGCACAAGCCAATGTTCAAACTGACCTTGGCATAAGCTCCGATACGTTCGCCACACGCGTGCGACGGGCGCGTCAAGACGGTCTATGGGGCCGCCGCCCAGAAGGCGGAATTTGGACCCGCAACGATATACTTCTTGGCAGACAAGGAAAGGCCGCACCTGCCGTTCCGATGGCCGCCGACTTGCCAGACGACGACATCCCCGTCGATGACTTGATCGACACAATGTGCCGGCGATACGCCAAGCGAGCCGAGCACGCAAGCGCCAAAAAGTGGCGGCGATTCACGGTCCCTGTGGACGGACCCTATGCCCTGATGTTTGTTGGCGATCCGCATATTGACGACAACGGCTGCGATTGGCCGACGCTTCGGGCGCACTGCGATTTGTCGCGCAAAACGCCGGCCATGTTTGCCGTCAACATTGGCGACACAACCAACAACTGGTGCGGTCGTCTGGCGCACCTCTGGTCGCAGCAGGACACCTCGCAAAGCACCGCCCGCAAGCTGGTGAAGTGGTTTCTCAACGACGCGGGTATGCGCTGGTTCTTGTGGGTCCACGGAAATCACGACGCATGGTCCGGTCCGGTGGGCACCGAAACGCTTGAGCGGTTCCGGCCCAACCAAGTCGCGATGGAAGACTGGGGTGCAAAAGTGACGCTGGTGTCACCCGGCGGCAGTGAGTTCCGAGTGCACGTCGCGCACGACTTCCCGGGGCACTCGCAGTGGAACCCGCTCCACGGCCCGCAAAAAGAAGCGCTCTGGGGCGATCACGCGCACGTCTACGCCGCAGGCCACAAGCACAATTGGGCTTTGTTCAACAACGAGCATTCGCACAGGAACACCGTGTATTGGCTGCTCCGCGCACGCGGGTACAAAGCCATCGATACCTATGGGGAGCGGCTGGGATACGGCTCACAAGGCCACGGACAGAGCGTCGTGGCAGTGGTCGATCCAGAGGCCCGCGAAACAGGCCATGTGACCTGCTTCGCGGAGCCGTTTGAGGCAGCCGACTACCTCAATTTTAAGCGGCGGAAAACTAAGGCTTAGTCAGAAGATGGGCCGGGACAAAATCGCTTGGCTCCCGGCTCTTGCAAGAAAGTTGATAGCCGGTGCGAGAAATGTCGTTCTCGCGCATCCAAACCAGAATCCTCCACCGCCGCTCAACTAGCTCGTCTGAATACCGCTGGTATTGCGCGGCTTGACACTGCCGCCACCAGTGACGATTGACGTACAGCCGGACCAAAGACGCCAAAACCCCAAACTTACTCGTCATCTGCGGCCTCAGCAGCGGCGTTGATAAGGTCATCCAAAAGCGACGACTCGGTGAGAAAGATGGCGTCCTTTCCATCGCAAGTCAGCGTGTGAAATTCGAAGTAAGCGCCCTCACCCTCCTCCCAGCTGTCAGGGTGGCCGTGCAGCCTTGCAGGCACCTCCGGCTCAAAGTCGCCAGTGGCCTCAAAGTCCAAACCAAAAAGAGAAAAACTAACTGACGTCTGCATCACCATTCCTCCGGGTATTTGTTAGTTGGTGCTCACGAGCGCATCAACGCCGGCGTCTTGGCGCTGCTTCCGAGCCTTTGCGATGAAGCCGTAAGGAAGGCCCAAGCAATATCCGAGGTAGCCATCGTCGACATAGCCGTTGCCCTTGTTGCCAGTGGGGTGAAAAGCGTTGTTCTCGACAGCCAACATACGAATCGCCATTTCCCATGAAATGGCCGGATAAGCCTGCATCCGCGCAGCAAGGTTTTTTTCAAACGCGATGGCCGCATTGGCTTCGTCGGCCAACCGACGCTGCTCAGAGCGCTGAAGCTCTTCGCAAAGGCCGTCCCAGATTGCTTGCTTTTCAGCTTGAGACCGGCACTGCCAATCCGCCCAAAAACCCTTCCCGGGGCGGCGACCGCGAGCATCTTTGTGCAGGTCGCTGATCAATTCAAAGTTCTTCTGATTGCTCATCTCCGTTCCTCCTGCCGTTGTTTACGGCGCAATTTTGGGGTATCAACCCCTTGTCATTCCCCTGTGAATCCCTGCTGGGAATATCACAGTAATGACAATGTAGGGCGAAACGCCCCCTAGCGCAACTGGTTTTATCATTCGGGTGATATTGCGATGCGGCAACCGTGGATTACAGGGCACTACGGCGGCCAAATCGGGCAAGACCGCCGGCACTACCTGCCACCCAGAGAACTGGTCCACAAAGCCGCCACAGGCGGCCACACGGCCATCGAAGCGCTTGCAGCCAAGCTCGAAAAGAACCTCGCGCAAGCTATTTTGTCTGCGCTCACCGCGCAAAAAGAAGCGCTGGACCTTGACGCCATTGCTGCCGCGCTGGAAGCAGGCAACATCGGCCAAGTGCTGGCGCTGCTCGACCTGCCGGCCAGCCTTGCCAAGCTGGACACCATCACCCCCGCCATTCAAGACGGCGTGTACCTGTCCGGCACCGCCGCTGCTGCTGGGATTGCGCGGGCAACAGGCGTGCAATTTGTCTTTGGCCGGCTGAACCCTCGGCTGCTGACTTGGCTGCAGACCTATTCCCTTGGGTTAATCCGGCAGATCAACACCACCACCAAGGAAGGCATTCGGCAGTTTTTGCTGACTGGCATGAAAGCCGGCGACAACCCCAAGGTCGTCGCACGACAAGTCAAAGGCATTATTGGCCTTACGGACCGTCAAGCTAAAGCCGTTCAAAACTACCGTCGCCAACTGGAGTCGTTCCACGAGCGCCGCTCGGCTGCGGCCTTTGGCCTCGGCAACAAGGTCAACCGTGTGAACGGCACGCAAGTCACAATCCTCGACGCAGACGGCAACAACAGCGACGGAATTGATCAGCGGCGGCTACGCGACTACCGCTACGACAGCCAAATGCAGCGGGCAATGCAGACAGGCAAGCCGCTCTCCCCCGCTCAGATCAACAAAATGGTCGACGCCTACGAGCGCAAGTATCTCGCGTACCGATCAAGGACCATCGCCCGCACGGAGGCCACCCGAGCCAACAACGTTGGCGTGCAGGACGCGTGGCACCAAGCCATTGAGTCCGGTGTTGCCTCGGAAGATTTGGTGCGAAAACAGTGGATTGTTGCAAAAGATGAGCGATTGTGTGCCGTGTGCGGACCGATCCCCAAAATGAACCCCAAAAAAGGCGTGAAGCATGGGCAGTCTTTCATGACGCCAAACGGCCCGACCTCGCTTCCGCCCATTCATCCCAACTGCCGGTGCAGCGTGTTTTACCGGCTCTTTGAACCAGTACAACTGCAGGATTCACCATGAAGCTACAAGCCGATGTCCATGCCTTTGTTGAGCGTGTCGAAAAAGCAGTCGCCCCCGGGCGCAAGCGCATACCCGGCGACGGCGACGGCGACGGCATTCCCTACGAAAGCAGGAACCGCAAGAAAGGCGGCGGTGGTACCGCACCCCAAGGTGGTCCGCAGCCACCCAAGCTGACATCGATACCCGGCGCTACCACGCGGCAACAGCAGCAGCTTGATCAAGCGGTGCTCGACCACAAGGCCGGCAATACCGACAAGTTGAAAGACCTGCAATTCAAAGCAAAAGGCATGGCCGATATGTTCGGTCAACGCGGCGGCACAAAGGCTGAAAAGGCGCTGGCTGACAACTACAGGGCAATTCACACCTTCACAACAGATGCGCTGGCACACCTTGCCAACTCCGCACCTGTGAGGTCAAGCAACGAAGGCTATGGTTTTCATCATGCTGCGATGAGTTCACACCGCAGCGCAACACACGGTACCGATGGAAACTATGTTACCGAAGCGCATTACAAAGCAGGACTGGACGCGGCAGACGCAGCATTCAGCCGAGCGGCGCACGATCTGGTTAATGCGAAGCATTTTCCAGACACCAAAGCGGCAGCCGAATTCTTGGACTCAAGGATGGGCCGTCACGTTGGCGACATGGCTGGTCACAATACCAGCGTCACAAGTGTTCCTTGGCTGGCATCAGCGGTGAAAGAACACAAGCGCGGCACCAAGTAGCAGCTAACAAGAAGGACACAACATGGACATT